AAAAAACACCATTTACAGACTCAACTGCAAAGCTGATCAGCCTGAATGGGGTGATTTATACCCAATCTGTTTTTTGTCAGACTGGAAAAACTTGAAAAAACCATTGGAAGACGAAGATGATGATGATGTGCTTGAAGCCTTGGAAGAAATTGCTGCAGAGTATGATGGAACAGCAAAAACCAGATCTGCTTGCTCTGAATTTTTTGAAGCTTTAGAAGACTTAGAAGGTGCAGGTAAACCAAATGTGAGCAAAAAGGAGGAACCAACAAAAAATGAATACACAAGAAAGAAGTATGGACAAAAGGTGATTGTGGAAACGGAAACTGTTCCATTTTTTAGAATCATCAACGGTTTTTATCTTGATGAGGTTGCTTTTGGGACACCAAGATTCTGTGTGTTAACACCTGTCATTCCATTTGACGTGCTTCAGCAACCTGTTGATAGGGTTAAAATTTATCTGTACCGCAATAATCCAAAAGCAACCAAGCAAGACTTTTTCATAACTTACAATTTGAACAATACAGAAGAACTTAGAAACAGAAGGCTAAGCAGAATACATTTAAATCAAATCAAAAGAATGGTTGAAGATTTCTCACATCCTTTGAAATTTGTTTACAACGATGAGACTGGGAAATACATTGAGTTGGATAGGAGAAATGAATACATCATGACAGATAAAATAACTAATTTCCAAAACAATTTGAAAAAAAGAATTCAAGAAGCCAACGATTTCAAGGAAGAAGTCAAAGAACAAGATTTCGATTATACAAACCCTGAATTTGTGGAAAGTAAAAAAAGCATGCCTAAACTTTTAAACAAAAAGCAAGCCAAAGCCGTTTATTTGTACAAGAAAAAAGTAAACAGCTACAGAACAGAAACAACCGATTTTGAAAAAAAGCAAAAGCTGGACTCTTTATTAATTTTGATGGTAGAAAACAGCTCTGTCGGCTCAGACAGTGCTCTGCTCCATTGCATCCCTGAACTTCAGCAAGCATTGTTTGAACACACACAAATCAATTATGATCTTAGCACTTTTGTGAAAGATGCTTCAAATACTCCTCCGTATATGCAAAAATTCTTGTGTGAGAGTTTTGCAAAAAACTGCCATCCTTTGACAGCACAACAAAGGATTGATCACGCTCTGTCCAATTTGACAAAATATGATGCAAACTTGCAGAGTTTTTTTAAGAACAACGCAGAACTTACAAAAAAACAAAAAGCTAAAAAAAGTTTTAGAAGCTTAATTTACACAAGCAAAGAAGAAATCAAGTTTTCACCAATAGGAAAAAATGAATCTTTGTATATGGAACTGAAGAGTGTTCTTGGTGAAAATGCCGAAATGTTCATGGACAGACAAATCACAATGACATCCTACCAAAAGGCAGACATGAAAACGAGGATGCAAGGTTTGCTCGCCAGAAACAATTTCATTTTCAAAAACATGGCTGAAAAAAGAACTAAGTATAATTTGATAGTGCAGTTTTATGAAAAATTAATTGAGACAAGCACAATCACTGAAGAGTCTTATGACACAAGAAAATTTTTCTCGGCTTTTGAAGACATATACGAAAAAATGGTGAAACTGCAAAATGCGGAAGAAAAAGAGCTTGCAGCGGAAATTGAGGTAGATTATTTGCCAGAAGTGCCTGATGATGAAAAGCTTGATTTGTATGATTATTACAAAATGATCTAAGCATCAATAATAGTTTTTGAAAGTTACAGTCCG